TCATCGCAAAGTCCAGACCCTGAAGGACTCCGCAAAGCCTGCGGTACTCACCTTCGGACAACGTGCCCTGAGTGATGCCGTTAATGATTGAAGCGCGGTATTCCTCAAGCTTTGAATTGAGGTACCGGATACCTGAGTCGTAACTCATACGTTACTTAGGTTCCTTGACGGGTTGCGGGCGAGCCAGTACGGCTCGTTTGTGTGCAATGTCGGCCCCCATGCGGTTGCCTTCAATTTGCATTTGTGAGTTTTGCGTATCGGTGTGTTTCTGCAACTCCACCGCCGTACGGATCTGATTCTCTTGGGCACGAAGCTGCAACTCTGCTTCCTTAATCTGCATGTCCTGCTGCTGCTTCTGCGCCTTGAGCTGTGCGTCGGTCTGGTCCTTCTGGGCCTTACGCTGCACGTCGGACTGCTTGATCTGAAGCTCCTGCTGCTGCATCTGAATGAGCGGGTCCTGCTGCTGTTGCTGAGCCTGCTGCGCTTGGGCCTCAGCCATGTCCTTCTGCAAGAGCTTGCCTGCGGCCTGCGCAGCCAACTGCGCAATCTGCGCCTCGACCTCGGGGGGCAACTGCGGGGCGTCCTCATCCTTCGAGTCATCTGCCGGAGGCGGCAACTGAGCACCGAGCATCTTCTCGATGTTGGCGCGATACTGGAACGCGGTGTGCTCCATGATGTGCGCCTGCGCAGCAGCAATTAGCGCCTGACCTTGCGGGTTCTGCCCCATCGACGCTGCAATCTTGGGGTCTTGCAAGAACGATGTATGCACAGCCAAGTGTGCGTCGTGGTCTTGAATGATGAACGCCTTGACTGGCTTGCCGTTGAGGATCGCCATGTTCTCAGACACCGGATCAACCGGCTTCATGTCATCCACAATCGGCACCAGCTTGCTAGCGTTCTTAACGCCCAACGTCTCGATCATCTGCCGGTGCAAGTACGGCAAGTCATAGATCTGCGGGGCACCCTGTGCCAACTGCATGACCGCCTGATACTGCATAACCTTCTGCGACATAGTTGCCGCGTTGGGGTCAGAGACTGGGATGACATCCACGTTGTCGTAGTCAGACTTCTTGGCTGACCTGTTCCCCACCTCGGGCTGGTAGTCGTAGTCTTCCGGGGTGTTGTCACGGATGATGGATGCAAGGAGCTTGAACTCCTGCTTCATCGTGTAGTGGATGCGAGCCTGTACAGCCGACATCACCTTGAGCACGCGCTCAAGGATCGCAAGCGTTGTGCCCACCGGGGCCTGTGCGGACATGTCCGACACATTCAAATCAGCAACCGCCGCGAAACGTCGGCCATCGTCCACGATCTTGTCCATCAACATGGAAAGAGTCTGGCTAGGCTCCTTGTACGGCAGGGGCAGGATGTTGTCGCGGATTGCACCGCTGGGCACATCTACGTCGCGCCACTCTCCGGGGGAGATAGGGGTGTCGTCTCCTTTGATACGCAGGCCGCGTGACTTGAGACCACCCGGCAAATTGCTAAGAGTTCCTGCATCGACAAGTTGACGAAGAAGGCTGGTGGCGGCTCGGGCGTGCCCACCGATGAGGTGGATGAGGCCAAAGTAGTAAAAGCCGAAGCCGGGGATGTACCCGTAGTGCACAAAGTGCTGGCGTCGGGCTTTGAGATCGTCATCTTCTTTCCAGTTACGGCGTACGGCAAGAACAGTGCCGGTGCCTTTCTCAATCGTTACAACATAGGGCAGCGCAAGGCCGGTCTCATTGTTGTCCTTATCAACGTCCGGGTACTTGGGCAGATCGACATTGACGTGCATCTCAAGTAGTTGGAACCGATCATCAATTGAGCTTGTGAAGCCCTGATCCACGGCCTTCTGCTTCTCCACCTCGTCCATGACCCGCATGGGCTCGCCAAGGTCGATGTCACGGTAAAAGCCTGCGTATTGCAGCCGCTCCAGCTCATGCTTGGTCTTACGCATGCGATGCGTAACACGATCTGCCGACTCAAGGTTCATCGCACCATAGGGCACAACAATGTCTTCAGCAGCGATGTACACCGCTGTCTGACGGTCCAATGAAGGGTCGAAGTAGATCTTCTTAAACGCATTGCCCGACAGCGCAAGGCTGAGCAGCAACCGCTCATGCTCGGGGCGGTACTCCTTCATCACCTCGGTGAGCTCGTAGTTCATGTCGTCCTGAACGCGGACGGCAGACTCTTTCTTCTCCGTGGTCTCCTTACCAATGATCTTGGCCTTGACCGGACCTGCGGCGGGGAAAGTCTCCATGATCGCTTCAGACTGGAACTTGACCGCGCTCTCCATCAGCAACGGGTGATACACACCGCATGCACCGGGCCACGGCTCTGTGCGCTCGTCATACTTGAGGCCCAGCAACTGCAAACCCTTGACGTAGGTGTCAAGCCAGTCCTTGCGCGAGGAGATATCCGCGTCGTAGTCAGCCAGCAAGTCGGAGGCCAAACTCTGCAAGTCTGACTCACTCATAAACTCCGCAAGGTTGTCATCGAAGTCCTCTGCACGAGGCTCATCTTTGCCTAGCTCAATCATCATGCCATCGATGCCGATGCGTACGGCCTCGGGGTCTTCAATCTCAATCTGGACACCCGGTCCAGCCTCGTCCATACCCTGCGGGGCTTCGTAGAGAGACTTGTCGATTGCCATCAGTAGTACCCCTGCATGCGATTGCGATGCTGCTTAAATATCTTCACCGGCTCGGGCTCATCTGACGGGAGCTTCAAGAAGCCACCCTGCCGAAACCGCATCAGGGCAAGTGTCATACTATCCACCAAGTCGTCGTTGCGCCCTGCGGGAAAGTCGTTACACTCTTCTATAACTTCCATAGCCCACCTCATATCGGGGGCCCAGACAATGCCGGAACTAAACAGATCAGAGACTGAATTGACTCGGGAGATCTTGTCCTGCCCCTTACCGGGGGTGAACTCGCTGATTGGTATGCCCATGCGCCGCATCTCTTGGTAGAGCGCAGCACCGTTGGACTTCTTCTCAACGATGAAACTGTCAGGCTCCCACTCTTTATACTCCTCCAATACTAAAGCTTTAAGGTCTGGGAACTCAAGGCGTTTCTTGATGGCGTTCAATAAGATGATGTTGTGGGATTGTGTCTCCTCATTGAAGAAGATCCCCCACGTTGTCAGGGCGTTGTAGTCGGCACGGTTGTTAGCTTCTTGGGCGGCGTCTAGCGCCATGATAATGAACTGACAGTTGGGCGGGTCATCCTCCTCCCAAACCTGCCACCACTCGCGTTTGAGCAGTGCCCCCTCTTCTGCCGTGGGCTCCTGCATGTACTGGGCCTGCCAATACCGAGGGTCCATGCCTGCTTTTTTGGACAAAAGCTCATCAATTGACCAGAAATCTGGCCATAACGGCTTCTCGTTGAGGATGGCGGGGAACTCCACCACTTCCCACTGGTCGGCATCGTCGTTCTTGGTCATGTGGTTGATTAGCTGCCCCGTCAGGTCCAACTTAGACCAGCGAGTCATCACCACAATGATCGCGCCACCGGGCATCAGTCGCTGTAACGGGCCTGACTGGAACCACTCCCACGCCGGTTCAAACACATCCGCACGATTCTGCTTGGCATCCTGCTCAGAGTGCGGATCATCAATGATAAAAAGGTCAGCGCCGCGTCCAGCAAGAGCGCCACCCACGCCAATAGCAAAATACTCACCGTTAGAGTTAGTCCCCCAACGAGAAGCAGACTTCGAGTCAGCTTGGAGCTCAACGTCTGGGAAAATATCATGGTATGGCTCACTTCCTACAAGGTTTCGGACCCGTCGACCAAAGTTAACTGCCAGATCGGCAGTATGGGAGGCCATGATGACCTTTTTGTGCGGAAATTTGCCCAAGAACCATGCCGGAGCTAGGTAGGAGATCATCTCTGACTTGCCATGGCGGGGGGCAATGTTCACGATCACCCGTTTTTTCACCCCATTTGCAATATCTTCGAAGATCTTCGCCAATCTTCGGTGATGTGGGCCAACTTTGTAGCCCGGGTAGACGTGCTGGATGAAGTCTAAGAAGGAATTGACCCCCTTTTGCTTCATCAACTGCGACTGGTACTGCTTTAAGAGGGCCGCAGCCTTGCGTTTTTGCTTCTCGGGCAGCGTTGGCAACGCTGCCCGCAGCCTTGCGAGGTCATTTTGAGTCAGAGTTGGTGTAAAAGAATTATTCTGCACTAGGTTCTATCTCTGGAGCGTCTGTAACAGAGTACTCCACTCCGTCGAGGATGCTCAGCAACTCCTTTTCAACTTCTTGAAGGGGTTTAATCTGCATCGTGACCTCAGAACGCTTCTTAAAAGCGTCCACTCCGTCCACTTCACCCAGACTTTTTAGGGCAGCAATGCGGTCTTTGGAGGTACCGGCGTGCTCTACTTCATGTATAAGTTTATTAACTACGTACAATTTGAGGTCTGATAACTCCTCCACCAGCATGCAGTTGGATTGGGAGACCATTCCGGCAAGGTACGCCATCACTTCGTTGGGATAACGAGCGTAGTCGGGGCGCAGTTTGGGATCCATGGTCATCTGTCTAGCCAATTCATACGCCTCGTTCTGATGTTCAGAAGTCGGAGTTAGTGGTTTGCCTGATAGATCAGCAAGAAGTTTTATTGTATTGACCCGCATCTCCAGTTCTTCGGCTGGAGAGAGCTCCGGCAAGACCTCTGAAGCTCTTACGGGAAGGGGCACGTCGTCGTCAATGTCTGGGATGAATGCCATCCGGCAAATATAAACAGAAGCATACGTTATCTGCAAGGGGAGGTAAGGAATCCTAGCCGGGGGGTCTTCTATATGAAGGGGGGTGGGGGTAGAGGTCTGGAAAAGTGGAGGGGGTTTGAGAGTTTTTCAGTGTATGTAACGACTACCTCCTGTAATCCTATTTGGGGTGGTACGGGTACGGTGGGGTCTCGGCCAGCGGGAATCAGCCGAACTCCTCATGAAGTTTCTATCCTTCATAAACCTCGCTGCGCGAGGCACTTCGTGTGAAGGATATAAACTTCATGGATAGTTCTTAACAAAGTAGTTCGTTCATCAATCAGTAGGAGTAAGACATGACTCAAGTTCAAACAGTTATGACGGATTCGTTGGCTGCTTGCGGCTTCAGCGAGCACGACCTCGAAGAGATGAGTGTACTCATTGGTTCCGGTGCAGAGATCACTGACGAGAACCTCAAGGCTATGGAGCCGTTGCAGGAGAAGTTCGCTCGCTTCCTCAAGAAGTTGCCGACGACTGAGATCAAGGATGCCGAGGGCAACATCAAGCAGAAGACGGACACCGCCTCTGATGCCTTCAGGGACTTCATGAAGGTTGCGAGGAACATGGCGCTTGATCGGTTGCGTTACTCACAGAACTACGTGATCACTTTTGCCAAGGTGCCGACACCGACTGGCGCGTTGATGTGGGTAGACGTTCGTACACAGAAGGATGCTGACGGTAAGCTCATCGACATTGATCCTGAGAAGTATCGCCACTTCACGACCACCGGCAACATCGTCGACCCCCGTCAGCGGTTCAAGACTGACGATGAGGATCTGGTTGAGCAGGTCATCCTGCCGGTTCGCAAGAAGATGGGACGTGCTGCAACCACTACCATATCGCGCCTCAAGAGCAAGGCCAAGGGCGGTGCCAAGACAAACGATCCGACGAAGAAGTTGGAGAACGCGTTCAAGCCTATCAAGGCTGCGTACAAGTGGGCCAAGGATGAGGCGTTCCCCGTCAAGGACGAAGCTGCCTTCAACAAGTGGATGAAGCAGGGCGCTGTCATCCTCGGCATGGCCTAATCACCATGACAGCACAAGAATTCTCACTCTCACTGATTGTCGCCATATTCTTGCCGATAATCCTCTTCAGCGTAGTGTTCATCGTTGAGCACTTGCGCAACAAAACAAAACGCTAATCCAAGCGTCAGCCCAACAGCCAGCTCTGCATCGCAGAGCTGGCTTTTTTTATGTTCCGCCAGATAAGAGAGGGGGGCCGCTGCCCCCCTTTCACCCCCCGCGCACGCTACGCGTGCGTTCCCGCTGCGCGGGAACTGGTTTCGCAGGGTGGGGCATCGTCTGCAATTTTCGTGTTACAGCTGTAACCCAGCCAGACGCGCCTATCTCTGGGTGGGGCATCGTTTGGGGTCGGGCACCATTCGCATGGAAGGGAGAGGCACTGGTCTCGGGGTGGGGCATCATGCGCGATGCGTCACGCGTACGGTTACACATGTAACCACTGTCGCTGCGTTCCTAGCGTTCCGGCTGTTCCGGCTGATAAGTCCAGAGTATACATATGTAACCTGTTCCTAGCGTTCCGGCTGTTCCTGCGTATACGTCCAATATAGAGTTATAAAATGCTCTGTTCCGGCTGTTCCTGCGTGTTCCGGCTTATTGTCCAGATTGGACTAACGCTCCTGTTCCTAGCGTTCTATATGTACAGGTTCGTTCAGGAACGCAAACCCCCCTATAAAATCAATGACTTAGACCTCGCGTTCCTGCGTTCCGGCTGTTCCGGCATTTTTCACAAGTTTCTGGGAAAAATCTGTGAGCAAGACAGAGGTCAGCAAATGGAGAAAAAATATGACCGACAAACTGACTTCCTCTTCCCAGAGAACTGTACTTATAAACCCGGAACAGCGGAACAAAGGCCCTTTTTGTACTAATAAATAAATAAATAAATATTTTAAAAAATTAACTATCTCTAAAGATTTCAACCACTTACAAAACCCGCAACCCTCTCAAACAGCCCTGTTCCTGTACCATTAATAAACCCAAAAACGCCGGAACGCCGGAACGTCTCTAACTTCCCCACCTAACCCATTGATTCTTCTAGCTTTCTCCCCGCCGCTTACCCAGTAATAACTATAGAACACTTGACTTTAAAGTTGAAACCTGCTATAATGGGGGTGCAAAGGGCGAGAAAGACGTGCAGCAACCTGCAACCCGTGCCCGATGCACAACTTAGCGATTACACCTGTAACCACAGAGGCAACCATGAACTGCTACCACTGCGACCTATCCATCCTTCCAGCGCGTAGTGCGTTGGGCTATGACACGTGTCTCCCTTGCGGAGAAAAGGAGGCGAAGAAAGTTCGGCACACTATCGTGCCGATGCACAAGAGCAACTACATTGTCGTATCAGATTTATCCCTGTTAGCACAGATCACCCGCCCCGGCAGGGGCGACAACTACTAGAGGATTCCACATTGAACAACCTACCCAAGTCCGAGACCTGCGTAGACGACATCTACAAGCTGGCGACCGAAGGCTACAAGTCCAACGACCCCGACATGATGCAGTGCGTGTTGAACGAGGTGGCGCGTCTGTGTGCTGAGTACTTCCAACTCAAGGAGGACAACCGATGAACACTGAGGACTACACCCTGCGATGCATGGGAGACATCTGGTCTGCGCTGTTTGAATCACACAAGAATGAGTCCGTACCGGAGGCTGAAGAGACCGAACCTGTACAGCTTCCTCTACCTTTCCCTTGACTTTAATGTCCAGATATGCTATACTATCTTCTACAGTCGAGTAATGAGTTGAGCAGTCACAATCATAACGGAGCATGCAAATGAACGATACAGCTGTAACCCTGCCGGTGTTGACCGGCCCCGAGACCATCACGTCGCTGGCTAGCAGCGGCATCCTTGTATATGTACAGACTCGCGTCTGGTCTGCGACCAAGCAGGATCAAGAGATCAGCGACGAGGTGACTTCCTCAAAGAACGCTGACCCCAACAGTGCCAAGGTCATCAAGTATCTGATGAAGAACTGTATGGAGCATCAAGCGTTGGTTAAGAACCGCGCATCGTGGACGAACTGGTGCAACCGTCTGACCTTTCCGTGGGCTGGCAACTGGGACTTCCTCCCTAACATGCGTATCTCACGGTTCATGCAGGAGTTCAACGAGCGGCTTGTTGAGCATGCTGACTTGGTGAGCAAGTTTGAAACTGCGTATCCCATGGTGCTGTCGAACACTGCATTCGCAGGAGAGATGTTCAAGCGGGAGGATTACCCGTCAGCGGATCAAGTACGCGACAAGTTCAGCGTGAAGCTGTTCACCCAAGAGGTTCCAGCCGGTGACTTCCGTAACCAACTGTCGCTGGAGTCTGCGGCACAGTTACAAGAGCATTTCAACAAGCAGCTGCCCAACCTCATCAACGGCATGATGGAGAAGCAGATCGCTACGATGGTGTCGCTGATGACATCAATCAGCAAGTCCTGCACGACCGACACGGTGATTGAGAACGGCAAGGTCAAGACGGATCGTAAGCGTATCTACGATACGACTATCGAGAAAGCCCTAGAACTGTGCGACACGTACAAGTCTATTAACGTGACCAACGACCCGCGTATCGAGGAGGCCCGAGCCGCGCTCGAACGTGTATTACAAGATGTATCAGTGGATGTCCTGCGTGAGTCGGACGGTATGCGAGCCGTGGTCAAGTCTGGCGTGGACGACATCCTCGCCAAGTTCGGTGTCAAGGTCTAATTAACAATCAGTAGAGGAGTAGAGAGATGAGCATGATTAACACTGCCCCCATCGTCAATTTCGATGAGGCGATCAAGGCCATTGCGCTATTCGGTGAAGAGATCACGCCACAGTTTTTGGGCGTGCCGGGCACCGCCAAGAGTTCACTTCTAGCTGGCATGGCGCGGTACTACGGTGACAAGTGGCGCAAGCCGGGCGACCACTACGCTGATGACCAGTACAACTATATCTACGTAGAGTGTCCGGTGAAGGACGTCCCCGACGTGCAGGCTGGGTACTTGGACAGGGAGTTGAAGAAGATCGTCACCTACATTGGCGACATCTTTCAGATGGACGACCCACGTCCCAAGATCATCATGCTCGACGAGGAGTTGAAGTCTCCCAAGCTGCTACAGATCGTATGGCAGGCGATCAAGCTGGAGCGGATGGTCGGCAACAGGCCGTTTCCCAAGGGCACTAAGGTGTTCTCCACGTCTAACAATCCCACAGATGGTGTGGGTGACGCGTTGCAGGATCACGGTATCAACCGTGTGCAGATGTATAAGTACGTCGGGCCTGACGCGATGTCATATCTGGGCTACGCCAGCGAGATAGGGATTGATTCGGGACTGCTCTCGTGGGCCATGTTCAACCGTGGACAGATCTTCACGTCCTACTTGCAGATGAGCCCGAAAGAGTTGGAGCAGAACGACTGGGTGTTCAACCCCGCTAAGAAGGGACGCTCGTTCCTGTCGCTGCGCTCGATGACCAAGTGTGACCCCGTGGTTAAGCAACGTCATATCGCAGGCCCGAACCTGACACGCGCTGCGCTGTACGGCACGATAGGCGGTAGTGCAGCCGAGTCATTGATCACGCACCTTGCACTGAGCAGCGAGTTGCACACGTTCGAGGATGTGATCGCTGCGCCGGATACGATCAGTGTGCCGGAGAAAATGGCTGCACTGCTGCACATGGTGTGTACTGCCACACGAGACATCACGACGCAGGACGAACTGAGCAAGTACATGCGGTTCATCAATCGCTGTGATTCGTCAGAGGTCAAAGCGATCTTCATCACGATGCTGACCAAGATCAGCCGCACTAAGAAGCTGACGGATCAGAACCCTGAGATCCTCAAGTGGCAGATGACCAACAAGAACTACGAGTTGCTGTAATGGATATCGCACAGTTAACAAAGGCTTTGCAGAAGGCCCACATCACATTGCTGTCCAACGAGGAGACGCGGTTCTATAGCAGCGCCGTGTTGTTGGGTCGGTCTGAGATCGTTGAGCATGTTCCTACCGCATGCACGAACGGTGTGGATAAGTTGTATGGCTACGAGTTCATGAGGACTAAGACACAGGCGGAGGTAACTGGTGTCGCTCTCCATGAGAACCTGCACATCATGCTCAAGCACATGCTGCGCTTTGGCGGACTGATGAGCAAGGATGCACAGACAGCTAACGCTGCGATGGACTATGTGGTCAATGGGATCATCTATCAGATTAAAGGTTATGGGGCGTGGATCAAGCTGCCCGAGCCGCACTTGTACGATGCGAAGTTCATGGGCTGGTCTGTCAACGAGGTCTATGAGTTCTTAACCAAGGGCCGTAACCCTGACGGGGAGCAGGAGGGTCAACCTGTTCGTGTACCAAGTCCCCCGTCGCCCGCTGGCGGGCAACAAGATGGTGACACAGGTAACACTTCATCTGATGAAGATGAGGATGGTGGAGCTGAGGACGACGATGGCGTTGAGCAGGAGGCTCCACAGGCTAGTGCAGTGATCATCAAGGGGCGCAAGTATTCCCTTGAGACACAAGACGAGCATATCGAGGTCGAGCGTACCGATCAGCAGATGGAGGAGTTGGAGGCCCAGATCACAGAGGCTATCCAGCAGGCCACCGCGTTGGCTGGTGTGTTGGGTATGAATCTCCCCCGTGTGTTCATCGACGCTGGCAAGCCCGAGGTGCATTGGAAAGAGGAGACCGCGCAGTTCTTTACGGAGTTTACGCGAGGGACTGAGGAGTATTCATGGCGTAGGTATAACCGGCGACGCATGGTAGACGACGATCTGTTCCCAAGCCGGTTTGATGAGCGTATCAAAGAGGTTATCTTTGCAGTAGACGCAAGCGGATCTATGTACGGCGATCTGTTCAACAAGGCTGTCGAAGGTGTACTCGATGCAGTCGAGGCGCTAGATCCTGAAACAGTGCGCGTTGTGTTCTGGGATACAAGTATCTGCTCAGATCAAGTGTTCGCTGACGACTACAAGGGTCTGCGTGAGCATCTCAAACCGCGAGGTGGTGGCGGCACACGGGCAGCGTGTGTGGTGGAGCATATCGAGAGCAACGGCTATAACCCTACGTGCGTAGTGGTGATCACTGACGGGTATCTTGAACATGATCTGAAATGGGAGACCACTATCCCGACGTTGTGGCTGGTGTTAGAGAGTGAGCAGTTCGTACCCCCTGCGGGACGCAAAGTAAAAGTTAAGGAGTAACGTATGTTCAATCCAGTATTTGACAGTCCGTTTTATCCCGACATGTTCGGGCCCTCTACACAGGCCGACCTGCGTAAACACAAGGTCTGGCCGCTAATCATCGCACTCAAGATGGAGTGCAACTTGTACTTGCAGGCCCTGATGAAGCCGCTCAATGGGGAAACTAAGTATCTGCTCTGCGATGGCACTGGCTTGCGGCAAGCGGTGTTGGTCGTCGATAAAGATGAAGAAATTACTTTCTCTGTTACAAAGAACAGCTTCTTTACCGTGAGCTCTGACACAGAGGAGTTGCTTAAGTCTAAGAACGTTAAGTACATGTTGGGTAGGCTCAACAAACTCAAGGAAGACCCTCATCCAGCAGGATTGCACACTATCCAGACTCGCGGAGCCGATCACTTTATGCGGTACATGCGGGAGATGGTGACGGGGTTACTGCTGCACTGGAGCGAAGCCGAGGGAAGAACGCGCTATGCCCCGCAGATGGATATAGGTCTGCGTATCAAGGCCACGAAAATGCTAAGCGGCACACTCACCAAGAGTGACTTCTCCACTAGCGAATTAACTTCCGTAGCGTTTGAATTGCAGCGGATTGCAGAGCGAGATGAGAAACATAAAGAGTACAGGCAGAACGTACTCAACTACTTAAGCGGCCCGAAGTTTGTGTTCATATATGACGCTGCTCCGATGTCTAGCCTACTGTTTGGCGCTATGGAGTTAACTAATCCAGAGGAGATGCTGGATAACATTTACGAGGCAGACGGGAATTGGTATACAGGCCCAGAGGCCAAGTTCCAGATCAACCATGACTTTCGTAGGCTCAAGGTATTGAGCAGTGACAATGGGTCAGTGTTGCCTGCGTTGCCCATAGAGTTTCGAGACGTGGTGATGTCTACGTTGCATCTGGACAAGATGAATCGTTCTTCAAGACGAGTCTTTACTAACACTGATCCACTGTTTCCTGTAGCTACGGGGGGCCATGTGTTGTTCAATGACTCACCGTCCTTCTGCTGGAGGGGCGGTAGCAACATGAGTAACTTCTTTCTTATCTCTGACAAGCGAGGGCTGCTGGCATGAAAATCAAAACAAGCGAGTTGACAGGCAATGCGCTAGCCGCTGTTGTCGGACGTATCGAAGGGATCGCGCCACGGTTTTACGACGCAGATCAGATGTGGACGGCGTATCTACCGCACGAACTGTGGGAACAAGGTGGCCCGATCATCGAGCGGGAGGAGATTGGTATTAAACGCAACGCACCGTGTAGCAAAGGGCGTGAATGGGAAGCTATGCCAAGCATTACGGCAAAAGGGGCAGGAGGACGATGGGGTTATGGCCCCACCCCACTGATCGCTGCTATGCGCTGCTATGTGGCATCCAAGCTGGGCGATGAAGTAGAAATACCGGAGGAACTCAAGTGAGCGAATACATTCTTATACACGGCAACCCTGTAGATGGCTTTGCCTACGTTGGGCCGTTTGATACTGTTTCTGATGTTTATAACCACGGCGAGCATATGGGCTACCCCGAATACTGGCTAACTGTATTGGTGAGCGAGAAAGAGGATAGAAAAAAATGACAACCCTAATCATTGTCTGCGCCATCGTCGGCGCGGTGTGTCTGCTAGGCGCGTTAGTGACTGGCATCAGTGTGCTGATGGACAAGTGGGACGGGGTGCGGCCCATCCTGCCGCCACCCGATAGGTCTACGCTGCGCTATTCAGAGCGCATGGACGAGATGGCCCGATACAGGGCGCGGCTTGAACGACAGGGAGTATCGGAATGAAAAGCAAAATTGTAGAGATGTACCGCCCGTCGCAGTACAAAAGTTGGGAAGAGGCGTACGACATGGGCGGGGTTCATCGGGCGCATGTGCCGGAGAACACTAGCGATACCACGGTTACGGATTTGATAATTACCGTAAACAACTGCATGGGCGGGGATGACCGGCTTATGTGGCGGTACAAGCCAGCCGAGTTGACCGCGCTCCAGAAGGCTTTCGTCAAGGCATACCGCGACAACGTGGGCGTTACTACGTCCAAACAGGTCGATGAGTTTGTGCGTAACCCTTCTGTAGTGCCTCACACCATGGACGCCTCAGAGTATTACGAGTTGCTTGAGGCATACGACATGTTCATGGCTGGGTATTATATGGAAAAACAATGACCCCCGAGGGTAAGGTCAAGGCCAAGGTCAAGAAGACCTTGCTTGAGATAGGAGCCTACTACGCTATGCCAATAGGAACTGGCTTCGGCAATGCAGGCGTGCCAGATTTTCTGGTGTGCGTTAGAGGTCGGTTCATTGGCATTGAGTGCAAAGCAAACGGTGGTAAACCCACTGCATTACAACTGAAGAACTTAGCTGACATCGAGTCGGCTGGGGGACTCGCGTTCATCATTGATGAAAACAACGTAGCAGAACTACGCAACTTTTTGGAGAGTAAACGTGACTGACAATGTGAACAGCCCCGCCCACTACAAGGTTGGCGGCATTGAGACTATCGACTTCATTGAAGCCAAGAAGCTCAACTACAACTTGGGCAACGTGGTCAAGTACATCACTCGTGCAGATCACAAGGCTAACCGGCTGGAGGATTTGCAGAAGGCCAAGTGGTACTTGGAGCGTGAGATCGGTAATTACCCTCGTGTTGCTCCCGAGCCGGTGGCCGAGCCTGTAAAACAGATTGCGCAACAATTGTACTTACCGATTCCCAATCCGCGTGGCAAGCAGAAGTACGGACACCATGTATCTCTTACGCTTGTCAAAAATCCACGAGGTCGCCTCCCTGCGCGGGATACAATCCTGTTCAAGGCGTGGCGGTTGATCGAAGACTTGCTTGTGCATGGCCCTGCACCCAGACAAGTTGTGACCGAGGTACTTGAATCTACGTTCAAGAGGGCCAACCTGAGTAAGTACATCACGATCTTTCTGGATCGTGGGCTGCTCAAAGTGGTGAAGTAATGCAAGACCCGCGCACAGATGATGAGAAGGGTAACGCCGCTGGTGACTTGTCTAACAAAGTTATGGCGGTGGTATCCCAAGAACCCAACGCAATCATAGCCATCACATCATTGATGACTGTGTTATCCATTGTGATATCCGAAGCCGACGTGACAACTCCTGACGCTATGGATGCGTTCAAGAACTCACTGAAGGTAGTACGCCGTTCGATGCGATCTAAGAGGGAGCATTAACATGAAAAACTTTGCATACGGCTTTGTTGCTTGCGCTGCTCTGGTGTTTGCACGAGATGGTGAATGGGGTGGCGTAATCATGTCAGTGGTGCTGGCTGTCATCAACGGGCTGCTGTGGGCAGGTCACCGTGAAGAGTGAAGACTGGGCGTTGTGCTTTGTTATCGGTGCGCCGGTCTTCCTGCTGGCGTGGATCATCACTGCTGTAAGAGTGTACAGAGAGGAGAGAGATTATGACCACCATCACGATTGATCGGGCTTTAGCTTTGCAGATTTTGGAACGGTTGTTGTCTCAGCGGTTGGGAATAGAACAGTACATTGATGTCCTGCGCGAAGCCCTCAACGCGCCGCAGCCGGTCAACCCATCTGCCGAATACGAGCGGGGGGTTATTGATGGTATGCAGAAGCAGATGCAGTCGAGCGTGGATAAGGCAGTCAACCGGCTTGCCGCGCCGGAGCCGGAGCCGATCATCCACAAGCACGAATGGTTTCGCACGGGCGCGATGGCGTATGGCGTATGCCGGTGCATCCATTGTGGAGTATGGAACCACGAAATTGACGCGCAGCACGGTGAGATCGAGCAACTCAAAGCCGAGCGCGATGCGTTGAGGGATGCGCTGGAGTGCGTGTTAATTTTTGAGCCAGAGCATTGTGGGTGCGGTGAACCGATTTGCAATGAGCCACAACAAGCGTGGCAGAAAGCTAGAACAGCACTCAAAGCGCGTGAGGTGAAGCTATGAAAGTGTTCCATGTTCGTATCAACGGTGCAGCGAAAGCGTTCGCGCACCCAGACACTATGTGCCAGCGAATTATTTTGTACGTTCGTGGCTATCGCAAAAATTGGATTGGCCCATGCTGGGGGAAGCCATGACCATCAAGATCAAAGCGCCAAAAGCGTGGCTGCTAGAGGATGACTTTCGCTTTTATGGCAATCGCGTTAGTTCTGAAGAACAAAGTTATCGCATCGTCCGTGAGTCCGACTGGCGCAAGCTGATGGCGTTGGTGAAGGCGATGGAAACTCATTGCAATGGCTCAGTTGCCGTATGCGACATCTGCGAGGCGCTTGAAGCATTGGAGAAAAAGAAATGAATGACAACGTAAAGGGCGTGATCTGTTTGGGCGTTATCGCTCTTGGACTGATCATCCTATACAGTTTTGGCCTGCGCGACGGTCACCGCGAAGCCTGCACCAGCATCCAAGCTGAGTGGCGCGACAGCAAGTGTGTCAGGGTTGTGGTGGAGGAAGTGAAATGACCCGCGAAGAAGCCATGACGTTGCTTACTCGCCTGCATCTTATTCACACCGGAATGACAGGTGCTGGGATAGAACTGTTAATCCAAATTGTGCAAGCTGGCGCAGCCCATGAGCGCGAGGCGTGTGCGAAGGTGTGTGAAGCACACGACGATGATCTACGCGAATGGGACATTCAACAACAATGCGCTAACGCCATCCGCGCAAGGGGACAGACATGACCCCCGAACAATATGACTTCACCAGACCACCAGAGATGCCCAAGGAAGTACGCACAACCCTGTATTACTTCCCACACCAACAGAAAAGCAGTCTGGGTCTTCAGCCAACCGGCCCTGCATTCAGAGAGTTACCGTGCATGGCAGCACACTATGACGTGAGCAACAACCTGCTGTTTACACGGTTCATTTTTAAAGACGGTACATGGAGAGATGAGACATGACCCCCGAAGAACTGGCCGAACTGCATCCTGACCTGCTGCTGCTTGAGTCGCGAGAGACCTATGACTCGTGCATCGTGGGACTGGTAGAACGAGCGGGGTCAGCCCCATGCGTGTGCTATGACGTTAACAAAGTAATCAAGTGCCTGACGGATGGAGGCATGACAGAAGAAGAGGCATACGAGTTCTTTAATTACAACATCATCGGCGCATACATGGGCGAGAAAACTCCAGCATTCCTGTGGCCTTTGGAGGTAAAGGAAGATGATCCGCAAACCAACAACACCTAACGAGTGGGACTTTGAGCGGCGCATGATGCTCGATCATATCCGTGCCCTGCTGCTGAATCCCACAGACAAAGAGACTAGGCGTAAGGCTCTGTTCCACCTGACGGAGATCTTTGAGGACGAGGGCTTGGAGGGAGTGAAGTCATGAGTTACGACAGATCAAAGATCACGCATAACCTGTCCAGTGGAGACAGAGTGCGGGTGAAGGGCTTTAAGACGGTGACAACCGTGCAGGAACTTAACCCAAAAGAACACTGGGAGAATTGCGTGGTCCTGACTGAGCCGCTGCGTGGATGGAAGCATTGGGATGCGCACGAGTTGGAGAAAGTGTGAGAGGCCCAGTACGCCCTTGGAAGACTAACGAAATCAAGCTGGTGATGCAGTACTGTGCGCGAGGCGATAGCAAGCTGCTGCGTAGGCTGCTCAAACGTACAAGAAGTTCAATCATATCCTGCCGCAAACGACTGCGGCTTAAAGCGAGGAGTACGCAATGAACAAACTGGTAGAGGCTGCACAAGCCCTAGTCAATGCGATAGATGAAGGCCGTCCTGTGGATCTTGAGTTGCAGATGCTGCGCAAAGAGCTAAGCATCCCGCAAGAGTCAGGCTGGCAGTTCAAGACCGTAGGCTTTCAGACCGTGACGTTACCCGGTGGTAGGAACGAGATCCAATTCTCATTAACCGATGCAGATGCACCAAAGGGGTGGAGTGATGGACATTAAAAACGACGACGACGATGACATCATGATCTACGATAGCAGCCCCAGCAAAGCCGAGTTGTGGCGCGAGGTCAACAAGCTGCGTGACCGTGTGCGCGAGTTGGAGCATGAGTTGAGTCAGTTGAAGAAGCCTAGTTATTTTGGAGAGAAGTAGTGAGCATCATCACCATCGACTTTGAGACCTACTATGACAAGGACTACTCCCTGTCGAAGATGACCACTGAGGAGTACATCAACGACCCGCGCTTTGAAGTGATCGGCATGGGGATCAAGGTTGATGATGATCCGGCGCAGTGGTACACGGATGGTATAGATAACGTGCTGGCGCTGTTTGATTGGTCTGAACACGCCATCCTCTGCCACAACACACTATTCGATGGCGCCATCCTTGCGTGGAAGTACGGGGTCAAGCCGGGGTTCTGGCTTGATACATTGTGTATGGCTCGTGCTATCCATGGCGTAGATGCTGGTGGCAGTCTCAAGAAGCTGGCTGAGCAATATGAGATTGGAGAGAAGGGCGATGAAGTTATCAACGCGCTGGGTAAACGCTGCGCAGACTTCACGGCTCAAGAGTTTCACAGGTACGGCGAGTATTGCAAGAACGACGCTGATCTGACCTATAAGCTATTTGACATTTTATCTTGCACAATGGCAGAAGACGAGATGAAGCTGATCGACATGACCCTGCGGATGTACACCGAGCCAACGCTCATGGTGGACGATGCTGTACTGCTGGATCGTTTGGAGGCTGTACGCAACGAACAGTCCAGTTGGTTGCGTGGATTGATGACCGGCATCGGGGCCAACACCGAAGAGGAAGTCCGTAGCAAGCTGTCCAGCAATCCTAAATTTGCAGAATTGTTGAGACGCCAAGGCGTAACGCCTCCCGAGAAAGTCAGTCCCACAACAGGCAAGACAACCTTTGCCTTTGCCAAGACAGACCAAGGGTTCATAGAGTTACAGGAGCATCCAGATGTATTCGTACAGGAGCTGTGCCGTGTCAGGCTTGGAACCAAGAGCACCATTGAAGAGTCTCGTATTGAGCGTTTTATTGATATTGGCGCTAGGAATCGCGGGTATCTGCCTGTCCCTCTTAAGTATTACGGCGCTCATACTGGCCGCTGGTCTGGACTTGATTCGGTTAACTTTCAGAACTTACCAAGCCGTGACAAAGCCAAGAAGTCTCTGAAGAATTCTATCGTCGCGCCTGATGGGCATTACATCATCAACTGTGACTCAAGTCAGATCGAGGCCCGTGTGCTTGCGTGGCTGGCTGGACAGGACGAAGTGGTGAAAGCCTTTGCCGAAAAGCGTGACATCTACTGCGAGGACGCTACCAAAGCGTTTGGCCGCGTAATCACCAAGGCCGATGTCATGGAGCGGTTCGTTGGCAAGACCATGCGGCTTGGACTTGGGTACGGCACAGGGGCTATAAAGCTACAACGTACCTTGGCGCTAGGCGGCGCTGACTTGACTGAGGATAAGTGCGTCGAGTTGGTCAACTCATGGCGGGAGAGCAATGACAAGATCGTTGCGTTGTGGAGAGCCGCAGATCGTGTGTTGGATGACTTGATAGACTGGCCGTTAGACAATGAGGGCAACCCAACAGACTTTATCCATCTGGGTAAACATAAGTGCCTGACCGTAGACCGCACGGGTATCAAGCTGCCTAATGGTTTGTATATACGATACCCGGGGTTACGGACCAAACAAGAAAAAGACAGGCTCTCCAAGATCTACACATCTCGTAAAGGAGACATAAACCTTTGGGGCGGCGCTGTCGTAGAGAACGTAGTGCAGGGGTTGGCTCGGATTGTGGTGGGGGAGCAGATGCTCAAAATACATGAGCGTTACCCCATAGCTTTGACGGTGCATGATGCCGCTGTGCCGGTGGTTAAAAAAGCGGAGTTAACGGAAGCCCTTGCATTTGTAACGGAAACTATGTCTACTCCTCCTAGTTGGGCACTGGGTCTTCCCGTCGCCTGCGAAGCCAAATACGGGCGGTCATACGGGGAGTGTTGACTTGATCAAGTGGTCTTTCAGTGGCTTGAAGCAATACGTCAACTGTCCCAAGCAGTACCACGAGGTCAAAGTATTGCAGAACTTCCAGACCCAAGTATCTAAACAGATGCAGTACGGGACGGACGTTCACAAGGCATTGGAGGACTACACGCGAGACGAGGTGGAACTCCCAGCCAACTACAAACGGTTTCAGGCCCTTGTGGACACGCTCATGGAGATCCCCGGCGAGAAGTACTTTGAGTACAAGATGGCACTGACCGAGGGCAAGTCGCCGTGCGACTTCTACTCCAAAGACTACTGGGTTCGCGGCATCGCGGACTTGCTGATTGTGGATGGCGACACAGCGTTTATCGTGGACTACAAGACAGGCTCCAATAGGTACCCTGACCCGAAGCAATTGAAACTTATGGCTCTGATGACATTCGCCATCTTCCCCGGGGTGACAACTGTAAACGGTGGGTTATTGTTTGTAGTACACAACAGTTTTGTCCCAGAAACTTACAACCGGAAGGATACAGACAGCTACTGGCACGCGTTCCTTCCAGATATACAACGTCTACAAATGTCATTTGACACGGGTAACTGGTCTCCAAATCCCACTAAACTGTGTGGCTGGTGCCCTGTCAAAACATGTAATTTTTACTCGGAGAAATGACCATGCCGTATACCAAGTCTGCACGACCTTACAAGCATGAGTATGAGAAGCAGAAGAGCCGTGGAGAGCACGAAGACCGTATGGAGCGCCAACGCGCCCGACGCAAACTCGATGCCAAGGGTGTGTCTCGCAAGGGCAAGGACGTTGCCCACGTCAAGGCGCTGTCCAAGGGTGGCAGCAATGCAGAGGGGGTCCGTCTGGAGGCCCCGTCTAAGAACAGATCGTTCCGTCGCAACTCGGACGGGTCGATGAAGTAGTCCTCGTAAGGCGTGAGTGGAGGACAAACACGGTTCTCATATCCCGTGAACCGCGCCAGTTTGTATGGGTTTCTTTTACCACGTCCTAGCGTGGTTCCTCTGGGCCCAGTGCAAGCCGACTCACCCCCGTAAGGGGTTTTATTCAGTATAGAGGTTTCAATGGAAGTAGTAGAGAACTCCATCGTCAAGGTGACGTTACCTTGCCGAATGGCAGATACCATAGTCGATCAGTTAGAAAACAGTGAAGTCCTATCAGACAAGGGCGATACAAAAGAGATCGCGTTCTACTGGGGGCAGCATGAGTCACAGCGTCTGGCCAAAGTGCTGGATGACACGCGCCCCACACAAGGCTTTCCTGAAGTCCCTGCGCCTATTGTGCGGGACTACAATTGGCCGGGGATCTTCTCCCCGTTTGACCACCAACGCACTACAGCGGCGTTCTTAAGTCTGCGGCCACGAGCATTCTGTTTCAACGAAGCAGGAACCGGCAAGACTTCTGCGGCGATCTGGGCTGCGGACTACTTGATGCAGCTAGGGCTGGTGCATAGGGTGTTGGTTGTCTGTCCCCTGTCGATCATGTACTCGGCTTGGCAGTCAGACATCTTTAAGACAGCTATGCACCGCACATGTGGTGTAGCACACGGGTCCAGCTCCAAGCGGCACAAGATTATTGATCAGGGTTATGAGTTTGTAATCATCAACTATGATGGTGTGAACATCATACAAGAAGCCATCGTCAAAGGCGGCTTTGATCTGATCATCGTGGATGAGGCCAACGCGTACAAGTCTGCCAGCACAAAACGCTGGAAGACGCTGGCTAAACTGATTACCCCGCAGACATGGTTGTGGATGATGACTGGCACACCCGCCAGTCAATCGCCTGAAGATGCGTATGGACTTGCACGACTAGTGTCACCGGCCAGAGTGCCTCGGTTTGCTACCGCATGGAAAGATCAAGTCATGCTGCAACTGACGCGCTTCAAATGGATCCCGCGCAAAGACGCACGAGATAAAGTTTTCTCAGCCTTACAGCCAGCGATTAGGTTTGCTAAGAAAGAATGTTTGGATCTCCCAGAACTTGTGTACCAGACAAGAGTTGTCCCGCTGTCAATACAAGCGCAGAAGTACTACAAGGAACTTAAACTTGAGAGCTTGATTGAAGCCTCTGGCGAGCAGGTCTCCGCTGTGAACGCTGCGGCGGTTCTGAACAAGCTGTTGCAGATATCCGGTGGTGCGGTGTACACAGACAAGCGTGGAGTGGTGAACTTTGACATCAAGCCGCGGCTTGATGCGCTGGGCGAAGTACTTGACGAAACGTCCAACAAAGTACTAGTATTCGTCCCCTATCGGCATACAATCGAGATTGTCAACAAGTACTTGATTGACTCGGGGTATACCACGGAGATCATCAACGGTGACGTAACAGCGCGTGAACGCGCACAGATCATCGACCGCTTCCAGACACAAACAGACCCAAGAGTCTTGGTCATCCAGCCTCAAGCAGCATCACACGGTGTGACGCTAACTGCCGCAGATACCATCGTGTTCTGGTCGCCTGTGATGAGTGTTGAGACTTACTTGCAGTGCATTGGACGTATTGAAAGAGTCGGGCAGAAGCACAACATGACGGTGGTGCATCTGCAAGGCAGCGACGTTGAGCGGCGTGTCTACGACATGCTGGGAGACAAGGTGAATAGACACGGTAAATTAGTAGATCTGTACAAACAGGAGATGGAAAACGTATGAGCGGAGTAGAGCAGTCAAACGATCTGGAGATTAGTCACATTGTGGCTAAGTACATTGAAGTGCGTAGCAAGCGTGACGACTTGTTGCGTGACTATGAGGCAATAGACGGAGAGTTGAAGGAGGAGCTTAAGCAGTTTGAAGCGCAACTGCTTGAAGCATGCACGGCGATTGGAGCCAACAGCATAAATACTTCAACGGGTACGGTGATCCGCAACCTGAAAGAGCGTTTCTATTGCACTGACTGGGACAACTTTTATAAGTTCATTGCGGAGCATGACGCACCGCAGTTGCTTGAGAAGCGTATCCATCAGGGCAACTTCAAAGAATTTTATGAGCCGAACCAAGCTGATGGGCTGCCCCCGGGTGTGAACGTCATGCGCGAGTTTGGTATTACTGTCCGCAAACCTTCTAAGTGAGTAGATAAAATGAGCAACGATATTATTCTGTCGATCAAGAGCCAGCTTCCCGCCATTCAGACTGGTCTGGATGATGATACCCGCGCAGTTGCAGGGTCTGGGTTAGGTGGTAGCAAGCGCATCTCCATCAAGGGCGGTGTGTTCCGTAAGTACGTTGGCGGCAAGGAAGTAGCCGTGAACGAAGACCGGCACATGGAGGTTGTCTTTGTGAAGATGGCCCACAACGCTGCGCGTACCTTCTATTCACAGACGTACGTTGAAGGCGCTAAAGTCTCTCCCGCTTGCTGGTCAAGCGATGGCAAGACCCCTGACTCAGAGGTCAAGTCGCCGTGCGCCTCTAGCTGTAACGCATGTCCGAACAGCGTGAAGGGTTCTGGTAACGGCGGTAAGGGCACTGCATGCCGCCTGTCGTGGCGCACGGCTGTCGTACTGCCGAAGGATCTTGGCGGCGATGTTATGCAGCTTGTGCTGCCCCCGACTTCTTGCTTTGGTGAGGAAGAGAATGGCCGCTGGCCGTTCAAGCCGTACATTCAGATGCTGGCTAGTAACAACATCAGCGCAGGTCGGGTTGTGACTCGTATGTCGTTTGACATGAAGGCTCCGGTTCCGCGCTTGTTGTTCCAGCCGATTTCCGCAGTAGACGGTGACGATGTGCAGGCCGTTATCCAGCAGGGCAAGTCTACCGCCGCTGAGAATGCTGTCCGCATGAATGTGTTCCAGTCCGATGAGACTGATACGCAAGTTGTCGAGCACATTGCTGAGCCTGAAGTTAAGAGTGGCACTTCTACTGAGTCGGTCGCTCCTAACGACTTGCTCAAGAAGTGGGGCAAGAAGAAGTAAGGAATCCGTATGCCAAGGAACTACAGCACCAAGTTCTTGAATGAGCTCATGGTTGCAGACCCGACTAGTCTTGGTGTACAGCTTGGACGGTTGTGTGTAGAGGCTAACCTTCCCGCCGCGTATGTAGCGGTAGTGTTAGAGTGCTCACGCATGACCGTCTATAGCTGGTTCCGTGGAAGCGGCGTAAGCGAGAAGAAGCGCAAGATCGTCGAGATATTCATAGACCTTGTATCCAAAGACATGGCAGCAGGTTCGCTACCAGCAAAGGGGTCCAAGGATGCCAAGAACTACATGCTGTCCTCTTGGGGAGTGACGGTGTAGGTTTATCTCGATGCGTTGAGATGTCGGCGGGGTAGCTCCCCGCCGTATTTTTCTGAGGACTTATGAAAAAAGAATTCTACGAAAAGTTGATGCCCTCAACAGGCATCTACTGCGCAGCCGTCTTACATAACGGCGCAATGAAGAGCAGGTTTGCAGAGAATCTTGACGAGTTGCTTCAGCTAACAGAGGCTTTCAATGCCGAAGAAGGGGATGTCTATGTGTCCCCTAACAGCTTTAGTGGGTTCAGTCGGCAAGCAAAATACGCACTACAAGCGAAGTCATTCTTTGTAGATTTGGATGTTGGGGAAGAAAAAGAATACCCCACGCAGGAAGCTGCGCTGGAACATCTTGATCAAGTCATTAGTAGTACAACGCTGCCGTACCCCACGCTTGTAAACTCAGGCACCGGGATTCAGGCGTACTGGATCTTGGATAAAGACATTAGCGTAGACGAATGGCGTCCGCTGGCCGAGAAGTTTAAACAGTTCTGCATCAGCAACGGGCTGAAGATTGATGCGGTGGTTACCGCTGATGCGTCCCGTTTGATGCGCTGCCCTGACACATTCAACTTTAAGACTGCCCCGCCTAGCCCAACTCACATGATTAGTGAGGAGATTGTGCAGCACAATCTGGAGCAGATCAAAGCTGTACTGTACGGCGTTGCGTACACTGCGCCAGTAACGACGGTGGTTGAGACGCCTGTAGCGCAGATCTTGGCTACGGTGGAGCGCGGGTTGGATGAGTCCACCGCAGCCGTGGGCAAGAAAGCCTATGACGACATCGAGTCACATTACGCGGACATCGTAGAGAAGAGCCTATCGGATCGTGGCTGTGCTCAGATCAAACGTCTGTTGGAAGAACCAGAAAAACAGAACTACAACGAGTGGTTCTGGGGGTTGTCCATCGCAGTGCGCTGCGTAGATGGCGAGCAGGCCATCCATGAGTTCTCCAAGGGCCATCCAGACTACAATTCAAATGACACTATTGCCAAGGCCAAGGAGACGCAAAAGGTTTCTGGCCCACAAAAGTGTTCCATCATTGAGGGGATCTTTCCAGCAGGATGTGGTGACTGCCCGTACAAGGGCAGCATTGGTTCTCCGCTGGCACTAGGACGACGGGTCAAGACGTTGCCCCCTGAGAAGATGCCCAGTGATATGCCCGAACTGCCGGATCAAGTTGCCCCATACTCTTGGAGTGAAGGGGGTATTTGGTTTACGCCGCCACCGGAGATAGCCAAGAACGGCAAGTGGGTCCAAGGCGATCCCTATCTTATTTGTCGCAACATCTTTTACCCCGTAGCGCGTATGTACGGTAAGCAGGATGGGGCAATGCTGGTTATGCGAGCTCTACTTGCCAAAGACCCCGAGCGTGAGTTTTACCTGCCGGTCAAGCACATTGCTGGTAACGACAAGTTCCGCGAGACCTTGGCCATGCACGACCTCACACCGGCATCTCCTAATCCAACAATGGTGAACCGTATGGCTGATTACACTCTGCGTTGGAATGAGTACCTCAAGGGGATTCAATCTGCTGATGTCATGCAGACTCAGATGGGATGGACGGATGACAAGATGTCGTTTGTCATGGGCAACCGTGAAGTTACCTATGATGGAGAAGTTCGCAGGACAGCCGCTGCGATGTCGATTAAGAAGCTTGCCGCACTTCTCAACCCCGTAGGCTCTTACGAGAAGTGGCAGGAATCGGCAAATGCACTTAACGGTGAGGGCATGGAGCACATAGCCCTTGGGCTCTTTACGGGCTTTGGCTCTCCTTTGATGGAGTTCACCAACACGCCGGGCGTTACAGTTTGTTTCACGGGTGAGTCGGGCGCTGGCAAGTCCGGCACGTTGTACTCCGGTTTAAGTGTCTGGGGTGATCCTCAGTTGCTGGCTCCGCAAGAACGCGGCGCGACGCAGAATGCGCTGGTTCAACGCTACTTGACGCTTAAGAACATCCTTATGGGGGTGGATGAGGTACACAACATCCTGCCAGAGACCCTATCAAACTTTATCTTCATGGTGTCCACCGGCAAGGGCAAGATCCGCATGTACAGCAGTCATAACGCTGAACGTGATATCGAGAATCAGGCCAAGCTGATCTGCATGATGAACTCCAACTCAGATCTCAACATGCTGCTCAAGGTCAACAAGGCCAACCCAGAAGGTGAGTACGCTCGCTTCATCCAGTTTATGTTTCGTAAGCCAGAGGTGTTTGTGAGCAACCCGGACGAAGCCCCCCGCATCATCAACCCGTTCAACAAAAACTACGGGTATGCAGGAGTTGAGTACCTCAAGGCAATCTACGAGCTTGGGCTGGATCAAGTTGCAGAACTTGTGGAGTACTGGGGCAAGCGGTTTGACGCGTCCTACGGCAAGCACACTCGGTACCGGTTCTATCGCAGTTTCATTGCGTCTAGCTTTGCTGGGGGTGACATTGCTATTAGGGCCGGGATCATCAACATAGACATAAACCGGGTATACAAAATCATCCTTGATGACATGATCTATGACCGCGATAAGGTGGGTAACCAGAACGTAGACTACATTGAGATGCTCAACACGTTCATGAACGAGAACATCGGTCTGTTCCTCAAGGTAGACGGCAAGGATGTGATAGACGCACCGGTCTACTTCAAGGAGTTCATCGGGCGTAAGGAGATCGACACAGGGATTGTCTACGTCAACCGCGTGGCGTTGCAGAGGTACTTGTCGGACCCCAAGCGCAAGATCAACGTATCTCAGTTTGAGCACAATTTGCGCGAAGCCGGGGTGCTGATCCACGACAACAAGAAGAAGCGTTTAGGTGCGTACTGGCAGAAAGCGTCAGACGTGGGCCCGGTCAACTGCTACTGGTTTAAGATGGATGTGAAGGATGTCACAGACCCCCTCAGTGAATGAGGAACCTGAGTTCATTCTCCCGTTTGACTGGATGTCACCGGGAGAGAGCTTCTTCCTTCCTACGCTAAGACCCGCGTTTATGGTCTATGTAGTAGTTCAATTGGCCCGTAGCGCCAAAGTAAAAGTGCGGGTGTACCCCGCCACCAAGGATGGGCTCCTTGGTGTACGGGTTTGGAAACTTTAAGACCCTTCTTTGTACAACTCGTAAGAATCGTTTAACTGTTTCATATAAAGGCTGCGCATATTTCGCAGCTCTTCTACGCGATCTTTACGCTGCTTGGGCGTCATGTCTGATGCCCGGATGTCATTGAGCATCCTGTTGTACTTGTTAATCCGGTTAGTCAACACGTCATACTGTTTGACCAGCATGGGAGCCGTCGGGTTTTCTGCAACAAACTTGCTGTACGCCGCCTGATTGTTGGTGTTCCTCAGCGTAGACAACCGGGTCTTAATCTTTTGGATCCCAGTACTAGTGTCGCTGTACTGCCGTGCATCAGCATCCGCTGCACGCCCCAAAAGACTACCGAAGATCGGTAAATCAGTCTTAAGGTCGTAGTCTTTCTGCCCCATGAAGGTCTGCGCAGTGCCGGTGATAGCGTGCGTAGCTGTTGCAATACCTGATACATAGTTGTTGGCAAAGAACTGCAACGACTGCGGTGAAATGTCTACCTTACCCTCTGACTGATCATACAGTTGCTTGGCCAGCCACTTGAAATCTTCAGGTACGTAGTCGCCGCCCGAGTAGGACTGGGCATATCTACCCTGACGAGTGCTGAGGATCTGGCGACCAAATGTATCTGCGTTCCATGCAAAGTACAGTACGGGCCTAAGTGGAGAAGGTGCCGCTGACGCTATCACGCCGCCGACAGGATTGCGGTTGAACAGCTCAAAGTTTTCTATGGGGATTGGCAAAAAAGAATCTTTGGCAACACCGGCCATGTTACGGGCAGCTTCCACAGGTTTGACATCTCCACTTGCCATCGCAGCAATCTGCGCACCCATCGCGGCAAATGACCCCGCACCGTAGCCCCATGGGACGTTGATGAAGTCAACATTTTCACCCAGCGACTTTTCGTAAGGCCCAAGTATAGTTGTCGGGACACGGAGGCTGCGAGTCCACAGCGAGTAATTATCTTTGCTTACTTTGTTCTCGCCCTTCTCATTGTTACCTGCGACAGCCTTGGCCATCTGCTGAACAGCCATACCAAACCCGAGCGAAGCTATGGATAGCAAATATGCGTTCTTACGCCGGAAATTCCAGTACTCCCGGGCTTTTTTAAGTTCATCTGGTTTAAGAATTTTGTCTACAGAAGCTTTAGTATTGCGTTGGTACTTAGTGCCGTAGGTGTTGCGAATCCACGTATCGGCGTCCATTGTCAACGGCACTAAGATAGAGTCAATTTGCCGCACAGCACCCGTTGCCGAAGCACGGAGGAAGGCAAACCATGAGTTCAAAGATTTTGTGTGGATACCGCTGAGCTCTGGGTTGAACAAATTTTTAGTTTCATTGGCAGCACGAGTCACACCTTTTTCACCAAACTCTTGGTGGAGCGTGTCAAAGGCGGCTTCACGATTCATGTACTCAAACGCGTTGTTCCACACGTCAGCAAGCTGCTCAAGGCTCTTTAACGAAGAACTTATCGGGCCTTTCTTTTTCAACGTGTCTACAAGCTGGCGCGTAGCAGTTTCATTACTGAAGGCCGTGTTGTAAGCCGTCACGCCACCTTCTTTCATCAAGGTATACAAGTTTTTTACAAAGTCGTCTTTAGCCGCAAGACGTTCAATCTCGGCAATGTCATTTTTTGCAAACAAGTGGGCAACTTTGGCGGCTTTAAACGCTGAACCCTTGGCTGCTTGCGAGAAGAACCGCAAAGCAACTTTAGCGCCGGTCTTGAACCCGTACTCACTAGAGACTGTGCTTGTGTTGGTAGCAAGGTCACGGAAAGAATTGGGGACAGCAAACGGTATACTAAAACGCGTAACCTGCGAAGCACCAAACTGGGTGAATTTGCCGAGCAGCTCCATTCCTAGACTTTGCTTTGTGACAATACCCTTGATGGGCTCAAGCCAGTCTTTGTTCAGAATCTGAATGACATCGTACCCACCCTTATCATTGGGGCGCAAAACCACGCTTTCGGGGGAGACACCCTCCGGCAGTTCATAGTTTTTGCGCTCCCCAACTTTAATGGGATCTAGTACTTTTAGAACTCTCTTGTTGTCCCCATCCGGATCTTTCAGTAACCCTTCCTTGGCGTACCTGTACAACTCATCTAAGAATCCTTTCTTGTCCAAACGACTCAGCGCCACGTTGCTATCGGCAAGGGTCTGCGTCAGAGGGTTGTCAGACATTGAACTGCGCCCACCCATCTCGGCTTGAACACGGCCCAGCGCACCTTGCAGGCGCGTACCGCTCATGATGTCGTAGTTGTATTTGTTTGAGTCGCCCTTGAGCGTGTAGTAGTTGCCGCGTCGCATGACTGCAATCGCATTGTCTACATGGGCACCCCAGTGCCCGTTGAGTTTCTCAAGTCTAACAATCTCTTCGCGCAGCGCTTTCTCCGCATCCAGTACGTTTTGAATTGCCGGGCCATCTTCACTTGCAAGCCGCTCTTGGAGCTCAGCACGCCACCGTGCAGCGGCCTCTTGCGAAACACCAGTCAAGTCATATGCCGGGTGGTTGATATCCGTGATACCCCTATCTGGCCTGAACGACAAAATGCCGGGCGGCGCATCTTCAGGGGTGAACCCGTTAGGCTCAGCAAAGTTCTTAGCCAAATAGTCAAGATAGTTACGGATGTCATCCGCGTTGTAGCCGTGTTTTTGCTTGGCGTCAGGCGCAGTAAGATTCTCAACGGTCTCGTAGGCTTTGACCATCGCTTCACGAGCTTCAGCCGGTGAGATCATCTTGCCATTTGCGCCGCGCATTGGCTTCTCGCTCAACGGGACATAGCGCGTATATAACCACTTGCGCAGGTCAGGTTCAGTCAGACCGTGCATCCAGCGATTGAACTCTGCCAGAACTTCTTCAGCCTTTTTGCTTGTACGCGCCATGTAGTCTGCAATGGCATCTGAAAGATTCTGCTGTTTTGGTGCGGTTCGTGCAGCCTCTACTTTGCTGGGCGTGGCTGTAGAATAATCATAGAGGTCCATCTCATCTTTCTTTATCTTACCGATTGCCCGCAAAGCACGTGCACTAGTGAGCAACTTACGGCGAGAGTCTTGGAAAAGTCGAACCTGCGTCTCGTACGGACGGTCTTTGGTGTCTTCCCACCAGTTTTTTAACCGGCCCTTGACAGTACTACGGTTGAGTTTTCTACGCTCTTCACGCACAAACCTGTTCTGGTCTTCAGCGTTCTTTTCAGCGTCAGACTTTGGAGGTTCGTCTTCCGCAAGGGCCTCGTTGGCTTTGTCTATACGCGATGCTTCCTCACCCATGAAGCGTTCTTTACGCGCAGCCAGCGCTGCATCACGACGAAGTTCCCCCGTACGACCAGACTCGGCAAGGTCAGACACGCGTTTGAGGGAAGCCAGCGCCATCGCATTGAGGTCATCGTTGGTGAGCGTGACAAAATTGCCGCCCATCTTGCGGTACAGCCACTGACGCAACTGCGAGTAGATCCGCTTTACAAACGGTAAATCTTTATAGTTGCTGATGACATAGGCCAGACGCTCTTCATCAACATTCTGTCCCGGAGTGTTGTACGGCACTCGGTCATGAGCTTCTTTAAAAGGTTTCTCACCCTTGGCAGCACGTTCGGCAACTTCTTTGATCAACTTCTCAAAGGTTGGCGTGCCAAGCATGGTCTCCATACCGGCATGAACACCCACTTCATGAGCCATCAACCCCTTGAGGTTGTAGCCAACAGGAATGTTCTTCGCAACAAAATAAACTTTGTTAGCTGTAGGGCTGTATACGGCGCGAGACGTGGGGGTTGTGACGTTACGAATATCCTCAGGCAGGTCTGCATGAGTAGAGACTACTTCAAGAAAACCGCTCTTAAACAGCCGATCAGTGTGGATGCCAAACGTCTTCTTCAGGTCAGGAAGAACTGTTTCAACTGTATGCCGAGGACCAGCAGCGGACTTTTGAGGGGCCTCTGCCAAGTTATCCGGTGCGTTTTTCTTTGGCTTGAACGTGATCTTGGGTTGCGTCTTGGCCCCCGGAGCTTCAGGCGTAGCCGCGCCTTCTTTGTAGTAGGGCTCCAGTGTCTTCCAAACTCGCTCAGCATTAGTTTTTGCAGAAAAGTTATGGCCGTTGCGAGGATCAAATTCCAATACTTGATCTAAGAGACGGTTCTTGAGCCCTCGTTCGTTTAGCCCCACAACCATTTCATCAAATGACGACTCACCCCTGCCGTAAGAATCTACAAAATCTTTAGCAGTGCGCGGAGCTTCGGTAGGTGCGACACGTTCTTCAGGCGTAGTACCGCGTACATCAATCTCTCGATCAGTTGATGCCCGCAGGGGGGTGTTCTGTTCAAAGTCAGCAGAAGTTTCATACCCAGCCACCCCTTCTTCAATCGTGGGGATATCAGCGACAGGGGTTTCTCGCGTCCCTGCTGCCCTTTGTTCTTCAGCTTTGGCGAACAGCCACTCAGTATCTCGGTCGTTTAGCCCAAGTTCCTCAAGCTTCCCGGCAACTGTATCTTGCTGAGCAAGGTTCTCAGGGTCAAAATCTTTACCTATAAGGTCAAACGCTTCAAGCTGCTTAGCACGGGGGAGCTTGGCGAAGTTCTCAGGGTATGTACCAAACTCATTTTTGATCCGTTGAGTCTCAGTCTTGACCAAAGCTTCTTCAACAGCACGACCCACTCGGGCGCGTGTCTCTCGGTACTGTCTCCCACGTACTCGATCTAGTTTGGTAATTTTTCCGTCAGGTTGAATAATGTCAACGTAGGAAGGGGCTTCTGCTGTTTTACGCGTCAGTCGACCCGCAGCGGCCAGTGCTTCATCTTTTGTATCAAAGATATGAAATATGGTTTCAGCAGGGGTACTGCGAAATTTACCAAATCCTTCCGCTACTACAAACTTACCTTCTACTAACGCTGCTAGAGCGGGTGTATGCTCTTGTTCAGTTGAAGGGAAACCCATCCGGTTTAACTTGCTACGCCGAGTCTCCTCCTTTGTACGCTCTGCCATATCAGCCGACAATTGCGCGGCTTCTTTAGGGTCAACCGGAGCAACTGTAGTTGGAGCAACTTCAGTAGGCGGGGCTTCAGTCGGTACAGCTTCAGTAGGCGGGGCTTCAGTCGGTACAGCTTCAGTAGGCGGAGCTTCAGTCGCGCCCTCATACCATGAGGGGACCCCTTCCTCCTCGTAAGTCGGAGGGACAGGCGGCTCTTCTACCCCTGCCGCTGCTCTTTCAACGGGAGATAACTCGCCACGGATCAAGTCCGCAATTGGGTTAGACGGTCCGGGGCGTTGTTCAGCGGATGGAGGAGGCGTTGCTTCACCCTCAAGCGGAGGACGTACAACAGACTCTTCCGCAGGTGGGGGCTCTTCAATAGGCGTTACAACACGCGGTTTTTCACCGGCTAGACGCCGTGCTGCCCTGCTGACAGGCTCACCAACACGACTAGTAGGTTTGGTAAAAAGTCCGCCAGCAAGCGTGCCTTCTGCAATACCCGCCCAATCTAAGTCAGCGCCGGGGTTCTCCAACTGCTGCATCCCAGCACTCAAACCCCCGCCCACACCCGCGCCAGCACCCATCATAATCCGTGCATCGGCGATTTCTTTAGCTGTACCTTTGCCAAAAGCCTGACGGAGGGTTGTTACACTTGGCCGCATAGATACTGCTTGACCAGCAAGGTTACCCAACATAGCAGCCGTGCCATGGGCCTCTTCTTCCCTTGCAAGAGTTTCAGGGTCTACACCCAGAGCAGCCCGAGTCTCGGGCATGGCTTCCAAGGCTTTTTCTTGGGCTTTACTGGTGAGCATACTGCCGCCCACACCGCCTGCCAAAGCGCCAAGAAACCCGCCAGCAACTGTGCCGGGGCCGGGGAAAAAAGAACCCAACGCAGCACCAGCAACCGCACCAGCCTCGGCACCAGCAAGACCACCAACGCCGGGAAGTGCAGAAAGCGCCGCACGTTTGCCAAAGACTTTGCCTGCACCAGATTCTTTATCTGGAGCAAGTTGACGCTCAACCTCTAACAGTCCTTGATCGGATAGCTTAGAGATGTCTCCCGCCTCCAGCGCAAGAAGATCAGAGTCAGACAGCTTTGACAGATCCATTACAGACCCCGGCGTTTTTTCTCAGCCGCAATAAGTGAGGGGCTTACCAATGAACTGCCCCCAGTCGGAGCAAGCGCTGGCGCTGCACTTATCCCCGGCAAACGTTGCCTCAATATATGTTGCACTTCATTAAGCCGTCTGCGGACATCAGTAAGGGATGCAGTGGCCGCTGCCCTTGCCGCAGGATCAGTCTCTGGGGCTTTTATAACATCTACTAGTGCTCTAGCTTCATTGTTGTAACTAGTCATGAGAGAGTTGGCGAGAGATATAGGCTCCTTACCGGAAGTAATATCCAACATTTTTTGCTGGTGGTCTGCTTCTCGCTGGTCTCTAGCTGCACGAAGATCCAACTCGCGGGTGGTTTGCTTATCACGCTTATCTTCCCTTGCCTCGTCTGCAAGTTGTTTCTTCTCTAGACGCTTTGCATTCTCTACTTCTAGCGCCAGCGCCCCGCGCTCCTTTTGAGCCTTAGCAACAGCGTCACGGTCTGCCGCCGTGCCAGTCATACGGTACATGGCCTGCTTCTCTTGTAGATCGTTAGCAGCTTTGTTGAGCTCCGCTTCAAGTTTCTTAGTTTCTTTGTTGGTCGCAGAACGTGCAGTGCCATACGCGCCCACCATCTGTGCAAGACGTGAAGACAAAGGCACACCACGTTGGCCAATCTGACCTGCCAGTTGCTCAGAAAGGTTATCCCAGAAAGCTTTATTCCGCGCCGCAGGGTTGTTTTGCGCCTTGAGGCGCTCTTGCTCTTCCTGTTGCTTTTTCCAAATACCCGCTAAGCCAGACTCTTCTTCCATCTTTTTTCGCTGCGCTGCGTACCACTCAGGATTCTTTGTTGCTTCAACATTTGCCTTAGACAGCGCCATTTCAAGCTCGGACGGCACCGCTTCTTTAGGTGCAGACAGAGTAGACACAAGATCTTTCAGCCCCTGACCTTTATCAGGTACGGCGTTACGTTGCGCGATGGCTTTCAATGTTGCCTGACGTTTGGCCTCCATTTCTGCGTTAGATCTCTTACGCAATTCTTCTGTAAGGGGGTTATCGTCGTCCTGCCCGTAGTTGGGATCAAGCAGACCGCCTACAAAGCCCCCATCATCAAATGCAACAATGCCACCTGCGGCCATGCCGTTACCGACAGCCTCTTGGGGTAACTGAGCAATGCCCTGCTGACGAGGGTCCGGTTGGGGGGCCATTTGCTGCATCTGAGGGGCCCTTTGCTGCGTAACCTGCTGCATAAGATCTTGTGCCACGGTTGAAGGGGCGGCGTTAGCTTGCTGCTGCATTGTGCCCTGCTGCTGGAGCATACGGTTAAGCTGGATCAACTGGGCAAGATCTCCACTGATCGGAGAGCCTTTGGCCGCAGAACCCGGTTGCTCTTGACCGGGGGGAATCCCCTGTTGCTCTAGCTTGCGGCGCTCAAGGGACACAATAGGGGAAAGCGGACCGCTGGTAGGCATGTTAAACATAGCGTGTCCTTACGGCTTGTTGCCCAAGTAAGAGGCCAGAATACTGCCGATTGCAGAGGCCCAGTCCCCACCGGAGCTAGACCCCGCAGAAGTCTGCCGGGCTGAAATAGGAATTTGACTAATGATACCGGACATGAATTTTGCACGGTTCATTGGATCGTTTGACATGTTCTGGAAGTCAGCATAACGGGCTTTGTTAACCGCATCTTCCTTACCATAGATGTCATTGCCCATTGTATTGCGGGCCATCAGAGCATCTTTCTGCTGACCAAACCGCGTGGTACCCAGTTGGCCCATAGTGTTGGCGGCGGTGATGCCTTGACCGTAGCCTCGCAAACCCACATCCGCACCCGTCTTTAGGATGTCCTGTGCGCCTTGGTATGCCTGCTGGCTACCGGTGGCTTGGATGCCTTGCAAAGAATTCTGTAGGTTGCGGTTGTTCTCTGCCTGAATCAGCGCGTCACGGGTACCACCACGACCACCCATACGGATGCTTTGAGCTTGCTGGCCGGGCGCTTGACGGGCGTAGTCTTGCATGGCCGAACGCTTCTGCTGATCCACCACATTCTGCATGTAGGGAGACATGAACTGCTGAACCGCGTAGGGGTTAGAGGCCATACCCATGTAGTTCTGGCCTGCCATCAGACTGCCAATACCCGCAGCACTGGCCATATTAGCGCCGGTATTTAACTCACCAGCGGGGCCTAGATTGGCAGCGTCCGTGTAAGACTGCTGAAGTAGCGGGTTAATTTGGGCAAACGGGGTTGCCCCACCAGTAGCGTTGTAGTACGCGTTGAGTCCTGCATACGGCGTGCTCGCAGCCCTTTGCGCATTGGTCAGTAGTTGACTTGCTGCCGGTTGTAGAAACGGAGCAACGTCGCCTTGGGAAGTAACTGTATCAGCCATGGTGTACCCCTAAACCGGGAGAAACTTGTGAGGATTGATCTTCTTGCCCTGATTTGAGTTGCCCGTACGGGCATGACGGATCTTGTCCATCATCTCATAAAGTCGGGCAGAACCGGCCTTGGTCGAGCCATTGCCAAGGTGTGAAACTACGTCCGCAGGAACCACAAATTCACCGTCAGCGAGCGCCGCCCGTTGGGGCTGCTCACCCTTGATCACCGCAGGGATGGAGTCGGACATGCCATCGCCGGGACCGTGCAGCAACCCACCCGCCTTGTACTCAGGCAGGGAGGCCAGACCGCCAGCAGCTTTGCCACGTCGAGCAGAAGGCAGATCATCAAACTCTTCTTCCCCTGCATAGGCGTCAATCGGGGCCTCTCTGCGACCTTCCGTAGCCAACTGGGCTTCAAGAGACTTTTGCAATTCGGCGTCAGTGTTTGCACTACGGGCGGCAGGGTTGGTAAGCGCCCTGTAATACTCTGGCGAGAATTTCTTCATCACTTCAAGCTGATCTGGCGTGAAATCAGCTATGTTGCCGCCCGAGTAATCAGGAGCCGCCCCGGGGGTCCAATTAGACCCTGCAGCCTTTGCGGCGGGTAGATCGTTAACATTTACATTCTTATACTTATCATAGCCAGAGTACCCAGCAGCAGACATCTGGTTTGCCAGATCTCGCATTTGATTCTGCTTGGCGTAATAGCCTGCTTCTGGGCTCATCCCAAGGCTACCGTAGGGGCCACTGGGCAAGTCACTTGCCTTATAACTGTCGCTGTCTTGCGCCGCTCGCAGGGCTTTGCCTTCATCGCTATTGGCAAGGATCATCTCACCGGTAAGCGGATTTACGGTTGTGGCGGGGGCTTCTCCAACTCCCATCATTTTTGCAAGTACGTATGCCGCAAAGAGAGGAGCCCCAACAGTCGAAGCGAGGCTGGTTAGCCCCGCACCTAATCCACCAGCAGCGCCAGCGCCAGCAGCGCCAGTAGCACCAGCACCAGCGCCAGTAGCAGCGGCGGTACCAAGCCCAGCGCCAGTAGCAGCGCCAGCCCCAAGTCCTGCGCCACCTAAAGCGGACCCGGTTAAAAGTTCCCCACCAAGCCCATATATTCCTACGGCGCTTCCCGCACCAGCTCCGCTGCCTAACAAAGAAGCAAGACCCGCAGCGCCAGCGCCAGTAGCAGCGGCGGTACCCAAACCGGAAAGGTTAGCTCCACCAGTAGACGCAGCTTGCCCCGTACCAGCAGTCTGCCCAGTGCCAGCATTAAGGTCGGTACCCGTTAGTAGTTCGTCACCTTCAAGACCAAATGCGCCAACCCCAGTAGTACCGCCAGTGCCCGCACTGCCCAGCAACGACGAGATACCTGTACCAGCAGCGGCGGCACCCGCAGCATCAAGGCCAGAGAAGTCGGTAGTCAGATCCGTACCGGTAGTCTGTCCGGTATCCGCAGGTTGGTCAGTTGGAGGCTCTTCCCCGGGCACATCAACCTCGGTAATTGGTGTGCCGTCTGGGTTAGTCAGTCCCACACTGCCGCTCGGTTGAGCAGCAAACAAATTTTCTAATTGACTACCAACAAGCGCAGTCGTTCCGGCAACGGTCGGGGCAGTTTTAAGCTCCGTAGGCGTCTGCGTCTTCTGGTTCTGGTCGTATAGGGCTTGCTCTTCAGGTGTTAGACCAGTCGGAGGCTTCCCGGTCAGCTTGTTCCATCCCGCTTTAATAGCAGGCCAGTTTTTGTAGACCTTCCCGCCGAGTATGAGCGCCCCGGGGCCATACTTGTTAAGTACGTTACTATCGTCTCCCCCACCGCCACCGCCACCGCCACCACCCCCCGTGCCGCCTACATAGCTACCGCCTCCGCTGGTCCAGTCGATACCCGCGTTGTCCTTGTATCGGGGTGCAGCAGCAAACTCTTTGTTCAGGTTATTTACGTAATCCCCGATGCCGCCCGTCTGGGGCTGCAATGCAGGCAGGGGATGGTACGTATTAGGCGGGTTGATCCACGGCTGACGACCAATTGGCCCCCGCTCCTGTGGCGGGAAGGACGGAGGAGAGTAAGACTGAACGGGTTGAGCAGGCTGAGGCTGTCGCTCCACATCAAACGGGTTATAGTAGGGACGATCATATTCTTCCGCAAAAGCAGGTCCACTAGGACCGGAGACCGGCGTGGGCGGAGGTTCTTGAACGGGTTGAGCAGGCTGAGCAGGCTGAGGCTCGCCCGTGTCAGTGGGCTGCCCCTTTAACCACGGTTGGCTAAAAAACGCGTTATCGTCTGGCTCGGTATTTTGTTGATACGGAAAGAGCTCAGCCTCATTCTGCGGTACGGGTTGAGCAGGCTGAGGCTGTGGCTCCACATCCAACGGAACATACGGATCATCAGCCGGCCCACGATTGCGTCCCGGGCCGTAGGGATCAAACGCAGGACCCTCATCAAGCATCTTCTGCCCATCCGAAAAACCGGGCTGGAAACGGGCAAACGTGGTGGGGGACGACATCGCCACTGCTCCACCCTCGTCAAACTTCTCCTCCCCCGTGAACGGGTCGATGTTGGTATCGCCCGAGCCCAGCAGTTCTGAGGGGTGGGCAAAAGACAACTTGGGGTCGTAAGCAGCGTCGGTGCGCTGGATGTTCGACAGGGGGTAGTACCCATTCATGTTGGGCATGGTGTCGGACTGAGCCGGGATGATCCCGCCCTGTGCGTAACTGTGGAGCCCGGAAGCTATTCCTTGCAGGAATGGGTTTGTCATGCTAGTCCCCGTCAAAGATTGCGGTCGATGGTATCACTTACGTTGCTTCGCCACCAGAAATGGTCACTGTAAGCCCCGCCCCGCTGGCTTTGACGCTGATCAGGTCGCCAGAGGTTAAAATTTGGGTTCCCGCCCACTGCGTCCGAGAGTTGGCAGCTACGGAAAAGTTGTAATACAGGGCGTTCCCCGTACCCGCCGTGCCTCCACTGGGCACCAGCGAGATGTAGAGGTTCAACGCCCCTGCCGTGGTGTTGCAGATATCTATGTTCTTCACATAAGTGCGGGTCAGCAGGGGGGTGGTGTACACCGTTACATAGGCTGTGGTCAGTGCCGCCTGTGCCAGACGGTTGCCAATAATGTTCTGAAACGCCATTAGAACGACCCTCCAAGCCACGTCATCACGGTCAGGCTGTTGGCTGTCTGGATCAACTGCTGAGTGTTGCCATCGACTTGGTTGAAGTAGATGCGCAGTTGGTTGTTAAGCTGGTCCTGATACCGCTGCTGGTACTCGACCGGGGCAACGGCAAGGTTGGAAGCTTTAGACGGTCTGGTGTTATCCATCAGCGTCGCCCATCCGGTCGGATATCAATACGGATTGAGCCCATCTGCCACGCCACGCCCAGATCCGCAGAGTCTATGCGAAACGACATCTGACGACCCCGCACCCGGGTGTAAACCTGACCGGTGTAGAGCTCAATCGGATAGGTTGCCGTCTGCTGCACACTGGGAGAATCAGCCGCAGCGTAGCTACTGCCGGAGTTCTGCCGCCCCTTGACCGTCATAGTTATCGCAGGTGTGTTTGAACCAGAATTCTCAAACGTGAAGTCAGGCAGCATGCGCCAGACGTAGCCAAAGTGATCCCCATCCCCAATATCAAAGTCCGAGGACTCAATATAGGAGGCAATCGGCAGGATAGTAGAGGTCGAACGGTCATCGTTACCGTACTCATGGTTCATGACTTGATTGGGTACGCTGTAAGTCAGGGTTGAGTACTGGATGTGGCTGACTGCCGACGTACTGTCATAACCCCGAGTGCAACCTGTCAGAGACGAGGAAGTACGCCCTGTGTAGTAGATTTTCTCAAAGTCTATGGTCACCACCCCCGTAGTGGGGTATGAGCCTGCATTGACCACCGGCAGGATAGTGACGCTGCTGTTGATCGCCGCTGACAGATAGGAAGTCTGCACACTGAACGAGGCCATCGGGTACTGGCGCAGCGAGGAATCCAGCCACGCGTAACGGTTCATAGTGCCGTAGTACCAGATACGTTCAAGGTGGTTGTAGATGACGTAGGTGTCATTTACGAGACTGTTAGTTGAGGCGTAGAACCACCAGACCTCGTTGTACCCTTCATTGGTACCGCAAACCACCTGCCCATACTGATCGGTGTTGATGTTGGCAAACACGAACTGGCGCAGGCTGCACGGCAGCGTCTCCACACGGCCCGAGTACTGATAGAACTTATCCACGCCCATCCAGTAAGTCACGTTGTTGACCGTGATAGCCGCATTGGGGGAGATGATCGACAGGTTGTCCATCAACAGGTTAATACCCCACACATACGGGGGACCCAAATACTGCATGGAGAAAATGGCCGCATCGGTGAAGACCAGAATTTCCTGCCGGGTATCTACCGCCGTAATGATGTACGAGCCGTAGGACAGGCGCTGTTCACCGGACTGATTGGTCGTGGCAGGTACCCACTCAAACGGGTTGTCGGCATCCGACCAGCGGATCAACAGCGCATCAAAGTTCTCAGTGAAATTGATTGGGCTGTATGGGTTGGAACCAAAGGCAATAGTGAAGTTACCCACGCTTGAGGTAAGCACTTGGTACGTGTTGTTGGGGACGTGCTTGCCTGCAAAACTGAAAGTGTAATCCCCCACCCCTGAGGCGGAGGTAGTTGCCGCAGAGATAGGCACCGTGTAGCTGCCTGCCACATACGCCGTGGTGACGTAGGTCCCTGCCGGGATGCCAGTGCCCGAGACGACCGCGCCTGTATCAATGCCGTTAGGATCAATTACCGTGATGGATGTAGCACCACTGCCGAACAACGCGTAGGTTGTAGCCTTGACCTGTGTGTCGGCGTAGGCGTTTAGGGTGACCGCACGGTTAAAGCTGGTCGTATCCTTGACCCAATAGTAAATGCCCCCCGTGCGCGGGTTGAACAGTAGGTTCTCTTGGTCGTTGTCCATAGACCACAACCGGATCTGGGTCGAGACCGTCGAGCCAATACCCCAACCGCCAAAGCCCCACGGACCGCCACCCCAGCCCAAACCCGCCGTATAGATAGCGTTACCTGCTGTGATCTCCACCGCAGCCGTGACCGCAGCACCGCCACCAGAGCCTGAACTTGTTGCCGTGGTGGCCCCAAGCACCGTGAAAGACGTGCTGGTTGGGGTTGTGATGACCTCAAAGTTCCCATTAAGCGTAACGCCATTGACCACGCCGCCGCCCGACACACCAGCAAAAGTGACGTAGGTACCCACGGTGATGTTGTGGGGCGAGGAGGTGGTGACCGTCACCAGATAAGTTGAAACCCCCGTGGTAAACGGGTTGTTGGGTAGCGTAAGGGTGGTGGATAGCGGAGTAATGTCGTGGTAGATGCCCAGATACTCCACATACATCTTGGCGTTGGTGCCGACAGCCAGCATGTTCTCGTTCAGGAAGCTGATCCAGTTAAACAACGCCC